CCACCACCACCATCCCAGGCGAAACCTTGCTCCCGTCGCTCACCTGCATCGTCGTCTCCGCCGCCGTACTCTGCGCCGCGCCCAAGGTGATCCCCAGCGACTTCACCAGGTTGTACAGCCCCCACAACCCCGTGATCGAAATCCCCTCCTCCTCCTCCACCCAGTAGGAAAGGTTGGTCGCATCTGGGTCCACATCGATATAGGAATATGGACCGTTTGGCCAGTGGCCCCCGTCTGGCTGTTCGATGAAATCCGCCGCTACAAGAGACGTCCCATCGTTGACGATCGCCGTCGCCGAAAGCAGCGGCGGGATGAACAGCCGCGTCTTCCCCCAGCCGTTGAAATTGCGCGCCAGCGTCACAGGCAGGATCAGCCCGAAATCCATCTGCATGAACTGCGAAACCGCCTCGATCTTCGGCAGGTAGAACGACTCCTTTTCCGCCCCGCGGTTCTTCAGGGCGTCCTCGATCTCAGCCAGCGTGCAAAATACCTGTGCGTATGTCGTCATCTTTTTCCTTTACCTCCCCTCCCTGAATGACCCGCAGGGCATTCGGGGAGGGGCCAGGGGTGGGGCTCCTTACACAAAATTCCTGTACAAATTCTCCAGCTCGAACTGGGCGTCCTCGAACAGTGAAACGATCGATTGGGTCGTTTCGTCACTCCTTCTTTCCGAACTTCACGGCGGCCTCGAACGGCTGCGAGCGATCGACCTTCGCGCCCTTACCAGGCAGGGCAATGATCCCCGCCGCGATCATGCGCTTCGCCTCGGCCTCGTCTTTGATCTCGATCAGGTCGCCGTGTGTAAAGGACTCGAAACCGTTTTCGACACTCACCCGTGCAAGCGGAACAATCACTTGATATTTCATGGTTCAAAACTCCTTCCTCTTTCTCTCCCCAAATACCCTGAAGGGTATTTGGGGAGATGTCACGTAGTGACAGAGGGGCGCTGTCTTACGTCGCCTGCAGCAGATACCCAACCGCATCGGGCTGGAGCACCTTGAACACTGTGCGGAAGTACATCCACAGCTTCACCTGCCCTGTGCCTGCTGCCGAATACGGATCGCGCAGCATGGTGAAGCCAGGAGCCTCACGCCAGCCCACGAAGTTCCAGTTTCCGAAGTAGGCGCTCTTCTGCGCCGAGGCCACGGTCCCAGCCTTGTTGCTGAAATACACGGGGTATCCGAGCAGCTCCTTGGCGAAGGACCCGCCAGGGGTCTGCGCGTACAGGCGCGGATTGCCAGTGATCGATGCAATCGTCCCAAAGGTCAGCGGCCGCATCACCCACGCCACAGATCCGCTGTCGTCCAGGTAATCCCCGACAGTGTTATTCAGCACTGTCGCCTCGGGTTCGCCTGCGGCAATGGCTGTTGCGCTGGCGGTCGTCTTGAACGATGTTCCGTTCGAGGCCACGTCCGCCAGCAGCAGCTGGTTCAGGGTCTTCGCCTGGCCGCGTGCCACCCAGTCGGCCAGGAAGGTCATCAGGTTTGCATCTTCGTCGTTCAAAAGCTCGACGCTCAGGGTGATGTACTTGCTGTACTTCACCAGCGTCATCGCGGCCTGCCCAAGGGCGGGAGCATCCTGGTCGAAGGCCGCTGCTTCCGCGGTGCTCACGAACTCGCCGTCGGTCTCATTGTCATAGGGCACGTTCACCGTGGTCCCCACGCCAGGGATTCGGCGCACGCCCAGCCGCTCAGGCAGTGAAATCTCGGACCGCTTGGCGATGATCTGGTTGTACATGCCCGTCGGGTCCACATACCCGCCGTCGGCGTCCGTCCCGATGTTCATGTCGGTGTTGTTGCTGGCGCGGATCTCGACCTCGTTCGGTCCCACCATCAGGCCGCGCATGCCGCCCATGTCGCCGTCGCGCACAAACGCCTTCAACGACTTTCCGAAACTGTCCCCCAGTCCATATTTCAGGACGGCTGGGACAGGTTTAATGGGCGCGGCGGATCGGATCTCTCCATCCTCCTTACCCACCAACTGTGCGCGCTCCGCCCGCTTCTGAAGCTGGACGGCATCCGACATGAAACCGTCGAATGCAGCCTGTTCCTCTGCGGTCAGATCGCGGTTTTCGCCCTCCGCCAGGTCGTTCAGCTTGCGGGCTTCGTCGATCTTGGCGGCGCGTGTTGCCAAAAGTTCTCTCGTCTTCATGATGTTTCTCCTTGTTCACTTCCCCGAAATCGGGGTTTCCACGACAGAGATCCTCAACCTGCGATTGCGCGCCGCCTGGCGTGCCCCGATCGCTCCTTCCGCATCGCCCGATGCGGCCTGGCTGGTCTGCCTCTGTAACTCACTCAATAATTCGTTTACCATCGAGCGTGCCGACACGCTCGTCTGCGGGTACGCGGGGAAAGTCACTGGCGACACGTCCAGCAGCTCCCCCACCTCCACGATCTCGCGCATCGGCAGCTCGTTCCTGTCTGCGGGCTTCTCCCATTCCTCCTTCCGAACCGTGAAGGCAAAGGAGGATTGATGCACATCCCCGCGCTGCACCTTTGCGTAAACGCTCATCGCCTCGGGATCGTTCGGGTTGATGTCGATGAAATACAAAAGCCCTTTGTCCGTCTGCTCGAGCTGCAGCGTCCCCGCCGTGGTGCGCCCTAGAACTTTGTCCCAGTTATGATTGAACGCTCCGATCACATCGGGACTCTCGGAAAGCACGCGGGTGAATGCGCCAGCGCGGATCTTCTCCCTGAACCAATCGCCGATCACAGCCTCCTCGTCGAACACTGCCGCGGTTCCTGAAATGGCGGGCTTCTGCGGGTCGTTGGATGCCCGCAGGGTCAAATTCAAAAAACGGCGCTCGATCTTTCCGTTATCTCCACTCTCAAAATGTTCCCCGTGGGGAATGGTGGGGTTATTCTTCTGTTCCATCGCTCACCTCCCGCAAATCTGTGAAACTTTCCAGCAACGCATGGGGGTCTGGATCGGGCACAGCCTGCCCTTGATTCGATTCAGAGACCAGCCATGCCCGCTCCTTGCAATGCAAATCGATGAATTCGGATACCCGCCCCTGGTCCACAAGGCGGGAGAGAAAAAGCGGCTTGAAGACCTCCAGCATGAACTGCGGCAGGTCGCGCTTGTAAAATTGATCCAGCCATGCCGAATACTTCTCGGCCTTCCCCTTTTCCAGCCAGCGGCTGCGCGCTCCATTCAATTCATTGGTTTCCCTGCGCGCGATCCGTGTCATGACATCCAGCAGCAAAGGTTCGATTCCAGAAGATTGAACAGGCTCGTCTTCCTGGCCCTTGTCTCCGCCAGCATCCTGGTCCTGAAGGGGTTCTGGTTCGTCCTCCTCTTTCCCCACCACAGACATATTCAGCGGGATCAGCATTTCATCCAGCCCCTCGATCGGGTTCAGGTTCTCCCGCTCGCGCGCCTCGTTCCGCGACATGATCCCGTTCGTGATCGCCTGGGTATAGGCGGTCATGCGGGCGGAAAGATCGGTCCTCAAAAGCGCTTCCGTCAGGTGTTCGATCACATACCTGCCGCGCTCGGCGTTCAACAGCAGGTCTTTCTGCATCTGCTGCTCGATCCGCACCAGCCACGGGCGCAGCGTATGCGCCAGGTATCCCATTTCCTGCTGCTCGATCCCGCTCCCCCAGCTTGTGGAGCGGTCCACCGCGCCCAGCATGTGCGGCGGAATTCGGAAGATGCGGGCGATTTCACTGATCTGGAATTCGCGCGTCTGTAAAAATTGTGCGTCCTCGGGTGGAAAACCGATGGTCTCAACGTCCAGGTCCTGCTCCAGCACCGCCACCTTGCCAGCATTTCCAGCCCCGCTGTAAATCTGCGCCCATGATTCCCGTAAATTCTTCTGCGCTTCTGGCGTCAGGCGGTTCTTCGCCTTCAGCGCCACGCTCGGGCGGGCATCGTTGGCGAACATCTTCGATCCGTACTTCTCGGCCGAAATGGACAGCCCGATCGCATTGCGCGCCAGCGATATTCTCGAATAACCGATCAGCCCGTCGAAACCGAATGCCGGAATATGCAGGATCTCCTCGTCTCTGAATGCAGATTTCCTGCCGTTGGTGTCTGTGTATATGTATTTCCTCTCATCTCGGTCACGAAAGACCTCCATTCGAGAGGGGTTGAACGGCCATAACTCCCTCACCGTGCCGCGTCCATCCCATATCATCTGGGCGTAGAAGTTCCCCCAACTCACCAAATGCCCC